GCACTATTACGCCCGACGCCTTCAAGCATCAGGACAAGATGACTGTCCCGCTTGTCTGGCAGCATGATTCCAAGTCTCCAGAGAACGTTCTGGGGCATGCTCTTCTTGAGCATCGTCCCGATGGCATTTACGCCTACGGATTCTTCAATGGTACAAAGGCTGGACAGAGTTCGAAGCAGCTCGTCGAGCATGGCGATATCAAGTCGCTCTCTATTTGGGCCAATAAGCTTGTCGAAAAGGGTAAGATTGTTCTTCACGGAGCTATTCGGGAGGTCAGTCTTGTTCTTTCCGGCGCTAATCCGGGCGCCCTTATCGATAATGTGCGGATTGCACATTCCGATGGAGACGTTGAGCTTCTGGAAGATGAAGCAATTATCTATACTGGACTTTCTCTCGAGCATGAAGATGTTGCCAAAGAAGTAGAGCATGCTGATTCGGGCGAAAAGACTGTTCAGGATGTCTATGATTCGTTCACGCAGGAACAAAAAGATGTTGTTCATTTCATGATTGGGGCCGCGTTGAAGTCCGACGCACAGCTTTCCCAGTCGGATGATACTCCGGCTGAGGACGAACCGCCTACAGAAGCTACGACCGAGGATACTCTCACCCATCAGGAAGGCACCGAAATGACCCGTAACGTCTTCGAGCAGAACGGTGGCGCGTCTACCGAAGCCCGTCCGACTCTTACCCATGACCAGATGAAGACCGTTTTCGATGATGCGAAGCGGATGGGTTCTTTTAAGGAAGCTTTCCTGCAGCATGCCGGAACTTGGGGAATCAATAACATTGATCTTCTCTTCCCTGATGCGCAGACCGTTGCCAATTCCCCGGAGTGGATTTCCCGGAGGATGGAGTGGGTCTCCGGTGTGATCAATGGGGCTCGCCATTCGCCTTTCTCGAGGATCAAGTCGCAGTCGGCTGATATTACTCTCGATACTGCCCGAGCCAAGGGTTATGTCAAGGGATCTTTGAAGAGGGAAGAGTTCTTCGCACTTACGGAGCGGACGACTACTCCGCAGACTGTTTACAAGAAGCAGAAGTTGGATCGAGATGACATCATCGATATCACGGATCTTGATGTTGTCGCTTGGCTCAAGGCCGAGATGAGGGTCATGCTCGATGAGGAAATCGCGCGCGCAGTATTGATTGGCGATGGGCGTGATGTGGCCGATCCTGATAAGATTCAGGAAGATAAGATCCGGCCAATCGCCTCTGATGATGAGTTCTATGCCCACCAGACGATTGTCGCCGCGACGATTACCGGTGACGAGGTGGTTGACGCAATTATCAACCAGCGTGAGTTCTACCGTGGTTCAGGAAATCCGGCTATGTACACGACGGAGCGTGCACTCACCGAGCTTCTTCTGGTCAAGGACACGACGGGTCGTCGTATCTATGAGACTGAGGCTTCGCTTGCCGCGGCGCTTCGTGTCTCGAAGATTGTGACGGTTCCTGTCATGGAAGACGCTATTGTCATCGATGTTGGCGATGGGACTACCGAGCACGATCTTCTGGCGATTCTTGTCAATTTGTCTGACTACACTCTTGGCGCTGACAAGGGTGGTCAGGTTTCGATGTTCGATGATTTCGACATCGATTACAACCAGTACAAGTACCTGATCGAGGCTCGTCTGTCGGGCGCCCTTACCAAGTACAAGTCTGCTCAGGTGATTGGTCGTCGTACTGTCTGAGGGAGTGACATGGCAAAGTTCTATGGTGAGATTGGCTATGGAGAGACCATAGAGGTTGCGGCTGGAGTCTGGCGAGACGAGGTAGTCGAGTATCACTATTACGGCGACGTTACTCGGAACACCAGAAAACTTCAGGAAGGTGAGCGTCTCAATAACGATCTCTCCGTTGGTAATTCGATTAGCATTGTTGCCGACGCCTATGCCAATGAACATTTCTTTGCCATTCGGTATATCCGATGGGCGGGGACTTTATGGACAGTTTCAGATGTTGAAGTGCAAAGTCCCCGTCTAATCTTGCGGCTAGGAGGTGTCTATAATGGCCCCACGCCTGCTACTCCAGTCGGCCCTTGAGTCTCTGCTTGGTACTGAGAATGTATATTTTCAACCTCCGGCGAATGTGCAGATGAAATATCCTTGTATCGTATACCATCGAGATTCTGCCGAAGTTCGCCACGCGGATAACGATCCGTATACCTATATCAAACGGTATCGACTAACGGTAATTGATCGAGATCCAGATAGTCCGCTTCCTGATAGGGTCGCGATGTTGCCGCTATGTGTCTATGATCGATTCTTTACGGCGGACAATCTTAATCACGACGTCTTTACTCTCTTCTTTTAAGAAAGGAAGATCTAATGGCAGTTCTTACATGGGATCAGGTTGGCGAACGTCTCTACGAGACCGGTGTCGATCGTGGTGTCCTTTACTTGCAGGACGTGGCAGGTGCCTACAATACGGGCTTTGCTTGGAATGGGCTTACCGCTGTAACGGAATCTCCTTCGGGTGCGGAAGCAACAGCTCAGTATGCTGACAACATCAAGTATGTGAGTCTGATTTCTGCGGAAGAGTTTGGTGCCACTATCGAGGCATTCACCTACCCGCCTGAGTTTGCTGTATGCGATGGATCGGCTACACCAGAAGATGGGCTCATTATCGGTCAGCAGCCGCGCAAGCCGTTTGGCTTTAGCTACCGAACCCGAATCGGCAATGACATTGCGGGCGATGCCTTGGGCTACAAGATCCATCTGGTCTATGGGGCCTCGGCTGCGCCTACTGAGAAGGCTTACGCCACAGTCAATGATTCCCCCGAGGCGATTACTTTCAGCTGGGAGGTTACCACAGTGCCCGTGCCTGTTACTGGGTATGCCCCAACCGCAAGTATCACTATCGATTCGACTCTGGTTGAACCGGCGGATCTGGCTGCGTTTGAGATTATTCTGTATGGCGCAGTTGCAACCGAGCCCACTCTTCCGCTCCCTGATGCCGTCATTGCGGCGTTTTCGACGGTGGTTAGGTCTACGGATGAGAAAGAAGCCGCTGCTGAGGAAGAAGCCGCTGCTGAGGTTGTTTCTGAAGAAACGCCAAAGCCCAGAAGGCGCTAGGAACGACGAGGGGACCAAAGAATGCTTACGATTCTTGTTTCAGGAATTGATCTTTACGATGAGGTGCGAGAAGAATTCACCAATTCTGAAGAGGTTGTCTTAGAACTTGAGCATTCTTTGGTCTCCCTGTCAAAATGGGAGTCAATTCACGAGAAGCCTTTTCTCGGGGCAGAAACCAAAACTACAGATGAGGTTCTCTCTTATATCAAGTCTATGATTTTAACTCCCAAAATTCCCCCGGAGGTTTTTTCCCGTTTATCTCCTGAAAATTTCAAAGCGATAAACGAGTATATCGACGCTAAGATGACGGCTACTTGGTTCACGGATATACATCCTCCGACGAGAAGTCGTGAGGTGATCACTGCAGAACTGATCTACTACTGGATGATCTCACTCAACATCCCGATTGAGTTCGAGAATTGGCATCTGAATCGGTTGTTTACTCTTATCAAGGTCTTCAACGCAAAGAATGCTCCTCCTAAGAAGATGAGTCGAAGCGATATTGCGGCGAGGAATCGGGAACTGAATGCGCAGAGGCGGGCTCAACTAGGTACTCGAGGATAGGAGGGTTGCCATAGTGGCCAGACTGATCTGGAACCAAGAAGGTCAGAATCGTTATGAGTTTGGCGTGGACCATGGTGTCTTCTACACTCCCGACAATCTGGGTTATGTCTGGAATGGGTTAGTCTCAGTTGCGGAAGCAGCCGATGGAGGAGAGACTACAGCATATCATTTCGATGGAATTAAGTATTTGGATGTAATAACCTTTCGAAATTATAAAGCAACGATCTCGGCTTTCAGCATTCCTTCTTACTTTGCTTCTGCGGTTGGCGAACAGGCCGTTATTCCCGGTTTTGTTCTGACTCGACAGACTCGTTCTCGTTTTGGGTTGTCTTATCGCACTGGGATTGGAAATCCAACAGGGTATAAGATTCATTTGGTATATAATGTGCTTGCAAGTCCTTCTCAACAGGACTATTCGACTATTTCGGATTTAGCAGACCCAATGCTTCGGGTATGGAGCCTTGACGCGGTTCCTGTTGGAGGATTGACTTATCGTCCATCAGCGCATTATATTCTTGATTCCTCAAAGATGAATCCTGAGGTTTTGGAGGCAGTTGAGGACATTATCTATGGGACGGATATAGAATCAGCGCGGCTTCCGAGCATTGATGAATTGATCGATTTTGTAACGGATACGCGGTTGGTCAAATCCCCCATCGATGGTCTTTACCGATTGGAGTAAAAATGGCTTACGAGCTTTACCCTGCGGTGGATGAGGTTTATAATTTTCCTCCTGAAATTCGGAATGCGTTGGCGATTTCTCCACAACTTCGCAATACCGTTATTCCCATGACCACAGCACTTCGTAATAGTCTTACGTCGGGTGAGCTCTGGGACGGTCGAACTATTGCGAACACAACGACCGATCATCTTGAGCGGTATGATGCTGGAACTTCACTATGGAGGCAGGTATCCGAGGCGGCTGATATTTCAACGGCGCTTTCTACACGTGCTGGTCGTAATCGAATTCTGAATGGCGATTTCTCAGTAAATCAGCGTAGTGTAACTAGTACTACAACGAACACGGAATTTGGACATGACCATTGGAAGCTGTATTACGTTGGTGGAACTACAACGTATTCTGCGGTTTCACCTCCGTTTGCTGGTGCAGCATTGCCTGAGCAACCTAGGAGTTGTGTGACCCTCAGCACAACAGGCCAGAGTCTTGCTACCCACTATGCAATGATTACCCAAGGGATCGAATCTGTAAGAACGTTGAGTGGAAAGACAGTAACCGTTTCGTTTTGGGCGAAGGCGCTTTCCGGTACGCCAAAAATTGGCGTCCAATTTGACCAATATTTTGGATTATCGGGAGGCTCGTCAACGGTATTCATTCCTGCCGGTACAGTTACGCTCGCGACTTCTTGGGCTAAGTACTCCGTAACAGTAACACTCCCAACCCTCGCAGGTAAGACTATTGGGACGGGCGGCGATGATGCGTTGTGGGTAGATCTGGTTGTATCTGCAGGCACATCTGCAGGCACAACTCTATCGCAAGGTATTGGTCTGCAGAATAACAGTTTTGACATCTGGGGCGTTCAGGTTGAAGAAGGTTCGACAGCAACGATTTTTGATCAAAGAACATATGCGGAAGAATTGCAAGCGTGTAAGCGGTTTTTCTACCGTAGGATAATGGGTGTACATCTGGCCAAGGTTGGAATGGGCGTTGTAACAGCTACAACCCAGGCTCTTATAGCGTTTCCTCTCCCGGTTCAAATGCGTATATCTCCAGAGGTGAGCTTCTCGGGAAACTGGCAGGCGTATGATGGTTCGGCAGTCGCAAGTGTTACTACAATAGTTAAGGATACCACAGATGCACAATTTGCTGGCCTGCTTGTTACTACCGCCGCCGGGTTGACCGTTGGCCGCGCCGTCTATCTTCACTCTCCGGTTGGTTCACACATCGATTTCAATGCCGAATATTAAAAGGAGTAGTCGATGACTAGACTAACTTGGGATGAGGTGGATGAACGTAGGTATGAGACTGGAATTGACCATGGCGTTCTTTATATTCCAAGTTCGCCGGGTGTTTATGACAACGGTGTCGTCTGGAACGGAATGACGGCGGTTAGAGAGAACTTCGAAGCAGATCAGACTCAATCGAATTATTTTGATGGACTTAAATATTTGGACAGCTATAATATCGGCGATTATAGCGCAGTTCTCGAAGCGTTCACCTATCCAGACGAATTCTCAGAATTTGAAGGCCTTGGGGTACTAGGCGAGGGCCTATACGTCGATGACCAAGTTACCAAAATGTTTGGTTTATCATATCGTACCCGTACTGATAATAACGGATATCAGATTCATCTTCTGTATAATCTGACAGCGACTCCTCCGGATTTGACATATGAAACTAAAGGCGAAACGCTTTCAGCTCTAGTCTTTAGTTGGATTATTGATAGCGTTCCAGAAACGGTTCTCGATTATAGACCAACGGCTCACGTTATTCTAGATTCACGATTATTAGTGGCCGAGCTTTTTGAAGCATTAGAGGATATTATCTACGGTAGCGCGGACACCAATCCTAGCTTACCGAATATCAATGATCTTATCCAAATTGCGCTCTATTGGGGGCCGAAGCTTATAATACCCCAAGAAGTTACTGGTTTGTCTGAACTTGTTGACGGATATGGCGATCTTAACAGCATCAATATTCCTGGGATATTTGCCACACTTCCTCCTACTCGACTGACCGAGACAAGTGTAGATGGTCTTTATCAGCTTACCGTCTGAAGGAAGAGAGCGTCATGATTACAGTCGAGTCAAAAGGGGATTTCAAGAATACTGACGCCTTCCTTAAGAAGATGACCAATCATGATCTGTTCATTTCGTTGCACTATTATGGGGCTGAGGGCGTTCGTGCGTTAACCAATGCGACACCGCTCGATACCGGTGAGACGGCGGCTTCATGGATGTATGAAGTAAAACGGGATAGCAAATCGATCTCGATCATTTGGAGTAACACCAATGTTGTCAATGGACGCCCCATTGCCATTCTGTTGCAGTACGGTCACGGTACGAAAAACGGCGGCTATGTCATGGGTCGAGATTATATTAACCCGGCGCTACGTCCTCTGTTCGATCGGCTTGCCAACGACGTCTGGAAGGAGGTGACTTCTGCATGAGCAGTGTTGATAGTCGTATTGTTACGATGAAGTTCGACAATGCCCAGTTTGAAAAAGGTGCCAGTACGACCATGAGCACCCTTGACAAGCTCAAGGCGAGTCTAAACTTTACGGGCGCGACCAAAGGCTTGACTGCGGTTCAGGGCGCTATCGACAAGGTTGACCTGCACGGGATGGAAGGCGGTATTACTCGTATCTCAGGGGCTTTCGTAGCGCTTGGGACCGTTGCGGTCACTGCTCTATCAAATATCACCTCCAAGGCAATGGAGGTCGGGAGCACGCTGGTCCAGCAGCTCACTGGAATCCAAGCCATGCAAGACGGCTTCTCTGATTATGAGCTGAAGGTCGGCGCAACTCAGACGATTATGTCTGGTACGGGCGAAGATATTGCCACCGTCACAAAGTATCTGAAAGAGCTGGACACTTACGCCGATCAGACGATCTATAACTTGCGGGATATGACCGGCAACCTAAGTAAGTTCACCAACGCAGGTGTTAAGTTGCCTGTGGCCGTTGAGGCTATGAAGGGTATTGGTAACCTCGCGGCCCGATCCGGTGCGAATTCCCAGCAAGCTGCTCAAGCGATGTACAACTTTGGCCAAGCAATTGGCGAGGGTTCGCTTAAGCTGATGGACTGGAATTCGATCGAGATCGCCGATATGGGCACCATCGAGTTCAAGCAGCAGTTGATTGATACGGCTGTTGCTATGGGTACGTTGAAGAAAGCTGGAGACGGCGTCTACAAGACGCTGGAGGGTACGAAGGTAACGACCAAAACCTTCCAGACCACGCTGAAAGATGGCTGGGCTACGGCCGAGGTTCTGACAGAGACCCTTGGTAGATACGCTGATGAAACCGAAGGCATTGGCAAGAAGTCGTTCAAATCTGCTAAGGACGTCAAGACCTTCAGTATGATGATGGAGACGTTGAAGGCCGCCGCAGGTACTGGGTGGACAGATACGTTCGAGACGGTTATTGGCAATCTGCCTGAGGCAACTGAGCTGTGGACTGGATTGACCAATGCTATCGGCGGCTTCATTGGTGCTTCGGCAGATGCTAGGAACAAGGTTCTTGGCGACTGGAAGGAGCTTGGTGGGCGTACTGCAGCGATTGAAGGTATCAAGAACGTCTTCGAGGCTATCGGTGCAGTGCTCAAGCCGATCAAGGATGCTTTCAGAGATATATTCCCGGCCAAGACCGGCAAGCAGCTCTACGATGCCACTATTGCGTTCCGTAATTTCACCGAGCATCTGAAGATTGGTAAAGATACTGCAGAGAACTTGAAGCGTACCTTCAGGGGCGTCTTTGCCGTTTTCTCCATTGTCTGGACCGTTATCAAGGCTGTCGCTGGTGCGTTCGGCCAGATGTTTGCAGCTATATCTAGCGCGGTAGCTGGCGGTGGTGGTGGCCTTACCACGATTACGGCGAATATTGGCGACGTTATTGCAGGGTTCGACAGTTTCTTGAAGAAGACCGATATCGTTGCGAAGTCGCTTGGCGCTGTGGGTAAAGCAATCGGTACGGTTATTGGCTTCCTGATTCAGCTCGCAAAGTCGTTTACTTCTCTATTCACAGGCGAGACCACTCCGTTCCTAGATTCTCTTATTGCGAGATTTGAAGCGGCTGGCCCGATTATCGATAAGCTCAAACAGGGCATCAAAGACTTTGTTAACACCGTAAAAGGGATTGCCAGCACCGTTGCAAGCGCGTTCGGGTTTGGAGAGGAAGCGGAGAAATCATCTGGTGGTCTGCAGGCGATCAATGACAGTCTTGGTGAGACTACGTCTTTGATCGATAAACTAAAGGCTGCTTGGGACAAATTCATCACCAGCTTCGTTTCTCTCAAGAAGTCTGAACAGCCGGTTATGGAGGGTCTGAAAGAACGTCTCGGCGGTTTTCTTGAGACACTCAAGGAGGCCTTTGGTAACATTGGTCTACAAGACGTTCTCTCCATCATCAACACGCTTATATTTGGCGGCTTTATCAAGACCCTTCGCGATTTCGTCAAGAGTATTAGTGGGATGGCGAACGGGGTGTCTGATGTTCTGGGCGCTGTTACCGATAATTTGAAGGCTATGCAGAAAGAGGTTAAAGCCAAGGCCCTACTCAAGATCGCTATTGGGCTCCTCTTACTTGCTGCTGCAGTGGTTATTCTGTCTCAGATTGACCCCATGGATTTGGCCAAGGGTATTGTCGCTGTTGCCCTCATGATGAAGATAATGACGAAGGCTTTGGCGGAATTGGACGAAGAAGTAGAGAAGGGCTCGTCCAAAGAAGCCATTGCTGGTGGTGCTCGTCTGGTTCTAATGGCCGGAGCTATTGTACTCCTTGGGCTAGCTATGATCGCATTTGCCGCCGCTCTCAAGATCATCGGATCTATTCCCTTGGCCGAGTTGGCGAAGGGTGTCGGAACCATTATCATTATTATGGGCGTTCTCGTTGGAGCCGCAAAGTTGTTCGAGATGTCAGGCGGGGCTGCGAGTCTTCTACAAGCTTCTACATCTCTTCTTATTCTCTCGGTCGCTCTCTTGGCTCTTGCGGGAGCGCTTCTGTTGTGGGACCAGCTAGACGCAACGACGGTCCTTGATTCGATCTGGAAAGTGGCGCTGGTTCTAGGCGTGCTCTCTGGCGTAATGCAGCTCTTCCCGAAGAAGGGTCAGCTTGTAAAGGCTGCAGTCTCGATCTTTATTCTCGCTCTTGCATTAAATCTGCTGGCTCTCGCATTGAAGCAGATTGATTCTATATCTGCGGGCGGACTTATTAAGTCGATTACGGCCATAGCTGCTGCACTCGTTATTCTTGTCGCGGCCGTACTGCTTATGAATGTGGCCAAGTCTGGCGCAAAGAACATGGTCATTGTGTCGGCTTCGCTTATGGTCCTGGCTGTTGCTTTGAAGCTTCTGAGCACGATCCCATGGCAGGGCCTTCTTATCGCACTCGGTGCTATTGCCGGCGTGTTCGTTATTCTTGGTCTGGCAGGGCTTATCCTAGGACCTCTTACACCGGTTATTCTACTTCTTGCCGCTGCGTTAGGTATATTGGGTCTGGCTATGATGGCCATAGGTGCTGGGTTTGCCCTGTTTGCAGCGGGCCTAGTCGCTCTTGCGGCTCTTGGGACACCCGCGTTGTTAGCACTTATAAATCTACTGCCAGTTGTGGGTGCTCAAATTGGCTTGGCAATTGCCGCTTGGGCGAAGGTTATTGGTGATGCTGCACCTGTGATTGGTGAGGCCATTTACAAGCTCATCATGGCCATCATTGATACTGTCAAGAAACTGTTGCCTGAGATTCCACCTTTGATGAAGGCTATGCTGGATACGTTCCTAAAGGTGATGAAAGACGCGGTTCCGAGGTTGGCTGATGCGGCTTTGAACTGGCTTGTGAAGATTCTTGAGTCCATCAGTAGGAATATCTATCGAATCACGACAGTCACAATCGAGATCATTACCAAGTTCTTAAAGGGTCTGAATGACGGATTACCCCAGCTGGTCGATCAGGGTGTTGCGCTTATTGTCACATGGCTTGACAGCGTTAGTAGTCGGGAGAATGTCAAGAAGATTACGGATGCGGCTTTCGATGCCATTGACAATTTCGCGAACGGTGTGATGGATGCCATCGAGGATCCCGAGAACCAAAAGCAGTTCAAAGAAACTGGTAGGCGTATGGGTGGTCTACTTGTTGACGGCCTCAAGGCGGGCTTAACTAGCGGTGCTGCGTTGGGCGGTCTTTGGGGCGCAGGAGGCGCATTGATCAGGGCAATCAAGGGTGGCGCTGAAGAAGAAGGCGAAATTAGTTCACCTTCAAAGGTCTTCTTCCGTATGGGTAAGGATATTGATCAAGGTCTTGCGAATGGTCTAGTTGCATATTCTGATATTGCCGTAGATGCTGGCCAAGGGGTAGCTAAGGATACTATTGATGTTATGAAGTCCACAATGGCTAAAGTATCAGATGCCATATCTGACGACATCAATATGAATCCGGTTATTACTCCTGTGTTAGATCTTACCCAGTTCCGTGAAGATGTGGCTCGTATGGGTACGGCGTTGGATGCGAGAACAATGGCAAATGTATCTCTGAGACAGGCTGCTTCTATTGCCAACGAGAGAGGTTTGACTCAGGCGCCGACAGACGCACCCTTCCAGCCGCAGGCTTCTGTGATCCAGTTCGAGCAGAATAACTATTCACCGAAGGCCTTGTCTCCCGCTGATATCTATAGGCAAACCAAGAATCAACTGTCACTAGCGAAGGAGGCGTTGAGTGTATAATGTATTTTACCCGTATACAACTCAGGGGTCTTACTTCCATTAACCTTCCTATCGTTGGTGCTCTCCCTTCTGATCCTTATATTTTGAAGGCTGCTGATGGGCTTGGTCCGCCACCAGTTGATGTCGCTGTTAGTCAGACGTCAATCGCTGGTGGTGTATATCGAGGAAGCAAGCCACAAAGTCGCGAGATTGTCCTGCTCATTGGTCTTAATCCGGCTTTCTCTGGAGGTCAGACTGTAGCTGATCTTCGATCTTCGCTATATGGTATGCTGACGCCGGGGCATCGACCCGAGATGCACGTCGATATTATGCAGGATGCGGCTATCATTGCCACGACAACAGGCTACGTGGCAAAGCTTGAGATCGTGCCTTTCAGCAAAGACCCTCAGGTGCAGCTCACGATTGCATGTCCCCAACCATATTTGCAGGGTCCGACAGAACTGACCATCGACCCCGGAGACCCGTCCGCTCCAGAGATGACCAACATTGGGACTGCCCCTTCCGGATTCCAGATGGACATCACCTTGACCGCAACGCTTTCTTTCTGGGATCTTCGGGATGCCAGCGGAAAGTACATGCGAGTGATATATCCGTTTGTGCCGGGCGACTTCCTTTCTTTTGATACTCGCCCCGGTTCTAGAGCGGTATATTTGTATCGCGCCTCTGTGTTTACCAATATGCTTCCGTATTTGGATCCTCTGTCGATCTGGTATCAACTGCATGCGGGACTGAATGTGTTTGATACCAGCTCGGCCTTCTTCACATGGGGCGATGTGTCGTATCGACCGCTATATTGGGGGATTTGATCATGGAGGTTGTGCGTCTATCTTCTACCACATATCGTCCAGATCTTCTTATTGAGGATTATTCTTCAATGGTTTGGAACGAGAGGTTTGCTACTCCCGGGCAGTTTGAGATGCAGACCGAGGATGTTGCCAAGATCCGATATTTGCTCCCAATTGGCTCTTATATTTCGCTTCGTGATAGCGATGTACTGATGCAGGTCGAGAACCATTCCCTGTCTCGAGCTGAAGATGCACCACCAGTTCTTACCGTCTCTGGTCGTACGTTTGAGACCTTTATTGAGAATAGGGCTCTTCTTGCAGCGGTCTATAATACGCCATGGAAGGTTCTACAGCCGTACACCCCAACGGAAATGGTGGCTATGCTGCTGTGGAACCACATGGTCAACACGACGGGTGAGGATCCGACCCGGGCGGCGTACGTTATTGACTCGAGAACCGCCGTCCCCAATGTCGTGGTGACCGATAGTACAACATTAGTGGACTCGCAGATTGAGTGGTGGCTCGAGACAGGGAACGTTTTCAAGGCTCTAAGTGAGTTTCTCGCTCTTGACTCGTTAGGTGTCAGAAATTTTCGGCCGAACAATAAGTTTGGCGACGTGGTTACGTTCGACACATCTAGAACCGCTAGCCGAGGACTTATTACAAAGACACCATCGGGCCCAATCTCACAAGTCCGTTTAGACGTTTATCACGGCCTCGACAAGACTCGACACCAGACTGTCCGTCCACCAGTTATTTTGCATTATTCCGCCGGTCATCTGGACACTCTCGACTATCTTCTGTCGAATCAGAATTATTCAAATATGGCTACTGTTGTTTCCTCTATTGGCACTGTAACGGTTTGGCCGAACACTACCCCACCCCCTGATACAACCGTCTCGGGTGTGCAGAGGAGAACGCTTCTGGTTGATGGTGGGGATATGGGCGATCTTGACTATGCTACCTTTGCCGCATCTCTGATTCAAAAAGGCCGCGTTGAGCTTAGAAAGCATCTTCTAGCAGCTGTATTTGAAGGCCGTATTTCCCCCCAGGGCCCATATCATTACAAAGCTGATTACGATTTGGGCGATGTGATCACCTTGATAGGCGAGGACGGCTTCGAGGCCTCGATGGTTATCAGTGAGTATATTCGAACTCAGGGTGCAGAGGGTGAGCTTTCCTATCCGGGTCTTAGTCCTGCTACATGGTTACAGGATGAAGGGACGCGTCGGTTCATTATTTAAGGGGGTTATTGTGGATGGGAATGATATTCTCACTATTGTGTCGATTGCACTTAATTTGATTCTAGGCACGATCTGTTTTCTTTATATTCTAAAGCCTCGGAACGATGGGGTGATGGAAGTCGAGGAGCTCCCCGACGGAGGAACGATATATTCTCTGAATCTCGACACCGATTTGGATGAGATCAGTAAGAAGAAACGCCTCGTGTTCAAAGTCAATCCTTCGTAGAAGGTCGCACGTTATACATCGGATATAATGAGGACCTCTACGAAAGGAGATACGTGCTATTCCAGAAGAAACCGACAGAACCGTCGGGCCTTGATAAGGCGATCAACGAGATCTTTAGCGAAATGCAAGGATTCACTGCTGATTCTGATGAGTATTCCCAGATGGCAGACCAGCTGACGAAGCTGTATGCACTCAAGGCAATCAATCGCCCTGATCGCATCAGCAGAGACACGTTGGTGCTTGTCCTCGGGAATGTTGTCGGGATCGCCGTGATCGTTGGATATGAGCGAGCAAACGTAGTCACCTCGAAGGCCATACATCTTTTGTTGCGACTTCGCTAGTACCAAATCCCCGAATGTCCCCCATAGAAGGCGTGTAAGACTTAAAACCTCTTACACGCCTTCTTATATTTTCGCAAGGGAGACATGGGGTATAAATTTTTGCCCATTCAGATCCAAAAAAATCCCGGGGGAAGATTCTCCATAGCAATCGCACAAATTACACGTCATATAATGAACCCTAGAGAAAGGAAGATCATGGACGATCTTGAAGTTCCCGAAATCGAGAAGTTTTCAATCATGAAGGAGATCACGAAGAGTTTCGTCATCGCGACAGCCGTAACGGCTGGGACGTTGCTGGGATTCCTAGTGGTCGGCCTCGTCACGAACGAAATCGACAAGAAGAGGAAGCGCAACAAGAAGACCAATCGTCATTCTCGTTGATTCAAAAAGCCTACGGCCCCACAAGGGCTTTAGGTTTTCGCAATTTTTACACGCCTTATAATGAAGACCCACAACAAGGAAGGTAAAAATGCGACTCATCGCACCTGAGCCCCCGCCCGCGCTCTTCACGTACGACGAAGGTCGAGCACTGACGATTGTCGGTTCCGCTACTCTAGCTGGAACTCTCATCGGAGCTGCCGCGATCATCGCAACGGCGAGAACTGTGTACGCGGTGAAGGACGCCAAGCGTCGATACAAGCGTAAGCACCGGAACTGTTCGTAGTTCAAAAAGCCTACGGCCCCACAAGGGCTTTAGGTTTTCGCAGAAATAACTCGGCTTATAATGAAGCCCCTCTATATGAAAGGATTTTCATGGAACCCGATTTTCTGCTTTGGTTGTATACGATGATGATCGTGTTGCTGATCGCCTCGATCCCTGTGGTGATCATCTTAGCTATCATTTCTTGGATCACCAAGAAGACTAAGAAGAATTTCAGAACAATCACTAAGTATTAGAGAACTAAAGCCTAGCCCTGCAAAGGGTTTAGGTTTTTGCGCATGAATTACGAGGCCTATAATGAAACCCAGTTTTGTTATTTATACGAGGCAGCCCAACGGCAACTATTGCTTTACGTCGTAATCTATGAGTAATGAAACTGGGTTTCCCTTTTTTCTTGCGCATAAATTACATGCCATATAATGAGAAGAAGAGAGTAACATCTCTATGACTAAGCAGTCAGTCTTCTCATCTTTTTTTTCTGCCTTGAGGAGGCGCGATGTTACATCGTATTCATAATTACCTTCTGGATGGTTTCATGTTCAGTCTTGAGATGTGTTTCTGGTCTGTCCGAACGGTTCTTGATCTCGTGCGTATTGGAGCTGATCAATGAGTCTTGATGTATTATTTAGGCGAGCCGAGCGACTTGTTGTTGAGAACTCGCCCTTTATTCTTACCGCGATTGGCGTCACCGGCACCATCACTACGGCGCTCTTCACGGGTCGTGCCTCCTTCAAGGCGGCGGAGCTTCTTGCTGCTGAACGAGACGAAGCGCGTCTTCTTACGGGCGATCTGACATATCAGTTCCATACAAAAGAAAAGATTCGGCGCACATGGAAACTGTACGTCCCAGCTGTTGGAACTGGTGTCCTTACTGTCGCTTGTATCATTGCAGCAAACCGGATCGGCATGAGGAGAGCTGCCGCAATGGCTGCTGCATATTCTGTCACCGAGAGGGCGTTCTCGGAGTATAAGGACAAGGTTATCGAGAGGATGGGTCCCCGCAAGGAACAGCAGGTCCGAGATGATATTGCTCAAGACCGCGTGACTTCGAACCCGCCCGTAACTCGTGAGGTTATCCTGACTGGCTCAGGAGATGTTCTCTGTTATGACTCCATCACTGGACGATATTTCGAAAGCACGGTAGAGAACCTCCGGAAGGCTCAGAACGACGTCAACTTCCAAATCCTGCATGACATGACGGCAAGTCTCACTGATCTGTACAACCTTATCGGCCTTCCCTCCACCCAATATTCAGACGAGGTGGGATGGAATGCGGACACGCTTCTTGATCTGAAGTTCTCGACCGTGATGGCCAATGACAATCGACCGTGCATATCCCTCGAGTACTCAGTATATCCTATTCGAGATTACTGCCGACTTCAGTAAGTCGCAAAAAATACACGCCTTATAATGAAGACCCCAACAACCGAGAGGTAAGAAATGGAAGAGACCGAATACGTTGACATCACGCCCTCCGTGGAGAGCGAGGAGGAAGCCGATCAGGCCGAGTTCCCTTGGAAGCCGATTCTGGCTGCTGCTGTTGCCGGTGCCACAAGCACTATGGTAGCGCAGAAGATCCTGAAGAGGCGTCAAGCGAAGAAGGCTGCGGCCGAGAACGACCCCCACGTGGCTACGATCACCACGTTGCCGCCTACCCAGACCCCCTAAGGTCTAAGGTCTAGAAGAGGATCCTGTAACTAACCATTACAGGGTCTTCTTCTTTTGTGTTGGAAGGGATATTTGTGCTTGATAAAGAGTTCAACGATCTTATCTCGGCTCGAGTGAAGTATTGTCTTGAGACCTTGGCATTCAAGGCCGTGGAGTATGCAACCGAGGATCGACTGCATAATTTTAGAACGTCGGCAGTTATGCAGGATATCTCAATGCAGCAGGCTCTTTGCGGGATGATGGCCAAACATACTGTATCGATTTATGACATGTGTTCAGAGGATCGACCACTTCCTCTTCATATGTGGCACGAGAAGATCACAGATCATATTAACTATTTGTTGCTGCTTGAAGCAATTGTAACCGAAGGGGCGAGGGGTACCAATGATCAAGAAGACAATTAAGTTCGAGGATTTCAACGGACAGGAGCTTACGGAGGATTTCTTCTTCCATTTCTCGAAGGCTGAGCTTGTGGAGTTGGAGGTCAGTGAGAAGGAGGGTTTCGCGGAGTCGTTGAAGAAGATCGTCGCGGCTGAAGATGGCGCCATGATCATCGAGCAGTTCAAGAAGATCGTTCTTATGTCCTATGGGCAGAAGTCTGAGGATGGTCGGCGGTTCATCAAGACTCAGGCTTTGCGAGATGAGTTTGCGCAGACTGAGGCATATTCTCAGTTGTTCATGGAGTTGGCAACCAGCGCAGAAGCTGCCTCAGCATTCATCAATGGTGTCGTGCCGGCTAGTCTTTTGGCCCAGATTCCTGAAGCGGCTAAGAATGAGACGCCCGTTACTGGAGAAGTTATCAAGCCGATCACAGCCATGTCTCGAGAAGAGCTCATTGCGAAGTTCGCCGAGAAGTCCTCGCAATAAATACACGCCTTATAATGAAAGCCCCTATGTGAGAGGAAGACATGGAACGAGCAAAAGTCAAGAAAGTTGCCAAGTTCATTGTCGGCTGGTCCTCGGCGTTTACTGTGGCCAACGCGCTGCGAAGCAACGTTCGTCCCAAGAACTCAGTTCAGGAAGCTGAACTGATCATTGGATCGATCGCTATCGGAGCGGTTGCCAGTGAAGCTGCCGAGGTCTGGACAGACAAAATGGTCGACAAAGTGTACTCGATATTCGAGCCTGAGACTCCTGAAGTCACATATCTGGCCTAAGAGCTAAGAGCCCCTAACCGGGCTCTTGGTTTTTCTTTCAATTGAGGACTCTATGGATTCATATCCACCGAACAGTCGGAAGCCGAAGCTAGTAGAAGAAGAGCCCAAGAAGGTTGAGAAGGTTATTGAAGGGACGGTTCTACGTCGTAAGAAGCCTCTCGGGAAACGAATCACTGAGATGTTTGTTGGCGGGGATGCTCGTACGGCAGGATCCTATGTAGTCTTCGAGGTTCTTCTGCCAGCAGCCAAAGACACAATCGCAGATGCCATCAGTCAGGGCATCGAGCGGATGCTGTTTGGCGAAGCACGATCAACCAGCCGACGAACAGGATACCGACCCAATCAGGGCTATGTCAGCTACAACCGTTACTCACCTAGTACGCGCCAAACACCCTATCGGGATGAGCCAAGAATGCCAAGCCGTAAGGCGAGGGCAACTCACGACTTTGATGAGATTATTCTGGCGACCAGAGTTGAAGCTGAAGAGGTTATTGACAGACTCTTCGATCTCGTATCCCGTTACGAATCTGCCACCGTCAAGGATTTGTATGAACTTGTAGGGGTGCCACCGAACTATACGGACGACAAATGGGGCTGGTCGGATATTCGAGGTGCTGGTGTTACCCGCATTCGTAACGGATATTTGCTAGATCTGCCCAAGCCTGAACCGATGGACTGAAAGGGATATTTGTGAAGCAGTATGTTGAGAAGATCAAGGATCATTGCAAAGAGAATCAGAGATTCTACCTTGGTCTTGGGATGGGGCTCAGCGTCGCAGGATTTACCTGTCTTATAATGAGAGGACGTTATGAGGCACTAGCCGTTGGCGGAGCCTATGGACTGGAAACTGCAGACACTTCAGTTACCATGCGTCCTCTTGCAAAAGAACCGCGTGCCGTACTTCTAGGAGGTGCGGAATGGCCCCCACCGGGGGAGACCATGCGTCCTTTTATAGATGCAAAGCCCACCTACTGGGCACATCGGCCTGTGCAAAGCCCACCTACTGGGCACATAGGTTTTACCTTTTCTAACACAGAAATTCATGACTCATTCAATGTTGTTAATGCTTTTGAACGAGAAGGACGAGGTCATCCTGGTTATTTGACGCGTTGCCTAGAAACTAAAATGACTTGGCCCACACAGAAAGCAGCTGCGTATGCCCATGGCGTGCATCCAAATCGAATGTCGGATCATTTGAACGGTCGTCTTGAGCATTTAAACGGAAATCATTTTGAACGTATCTATCTAGCTGATAATTAAAGGAGCATTAATGTACAGCATTATGAAGCATATCCCAAACGCAGCAAGTTTGAGAGTGGGTAGGCAGCTCCTTCTCACTCAGAAGCATTCCCCAACTATCCTCTTTGCGGGAGGTGTTGTGGGTGTTGTGGCTACCGCCGTTATGGCGTCGAAGGCAACGCTCAAGGTCGAGGCTGTTATTGAGAAGAATCTGGACGCCAAGAATAGCGCCAAAGAGCTTCGTGAGTCGGACCACCCTGACTATTCCGAGCAGGACTACAAGAAGGACATGGCCTATATCTATACCCGTGTGGTAGTTGATGTTACCAAGCTCTATGGCCCGGCTGTCCTTGTGGGAGTGGCATCTATCGCGGCTCTGACCGGATCGCATAGGATCCTAACCTCTAGGAACGCTGCCCTAACTGCAGCATATGCTGCTCTGGATCAAGGCTTCCGAGAGTATCGCCATCGGGTTGTCAAGGAGTTTGGCCCGGATGTGGACAAGCGACTACGGTATAATTTGGAAGAGCGCACCGCAATCGACGAGACCAAAGACGGCCCTAAGGAGGTAAAGGTCCTTCGGGCGGGACCAGATAATCTATCCATCTATGCTAGGTTTTTTGATCAGCTGTGCTCCTCTTGGTCTAAGACTCCTGAGTACAACTTCATCTTCCTGCGCTGCCAGCAGAACTACGCCAACGATCTCCTCAAGTCTCGAGGCCACGTCTTCCTCAACGAGGTCTATGACATGCTCGGAATCGAGCGATCCAGAGCCGGAGCAGTCGTCGGTTGGGTTATCAGCAAGGATGCTGGAGATAATTACGTTGATTTTGGCATCTTTGATGGTAATAATCCACGTGCTCGGGATTTCGTTAACGGGAGAGAAGGATCAATCCTCCTAGATTTCAATGTCGACGGCGTCATCTATGACAAGATCTAGGAAGGAGACACCTGATGAGCAGAGAAGTGATCGTCCGTACTGGTGTTGGAATTTCTATGATCGTTGCCGGGGCTGCCCTAGGAGCCGTTGCTTATTTTCTCCAGAAGAAGAAGCTGGAAGAGGAGTTCGAGAAGCGCCTGAGGTTCGAGGTGGAGGAGACCAAGAATTTCTACGCCAAGCTCCACAAGAAGGAGACGTTTGATGATCCCAGTGAGTTGGCCAAGGTCTATGAGGAAACTGTAGAAGACCTTGAGTAT